GAACATAACCGAATCGCTTTTATTGCGCACGCTCAGTGGATAGCCAAGGCGCACGCCTACCAGATACCGCCAGACCTGCATTTGGATTACCGAGTTTTCTTGATGCTTGCGGGGCGCGGGGCGGGTAAGACGAGGTCAGCCGCCGAGGCTTTGTGGTGGTGGGCGTGGACTCACCCTGAGACCATGAGCATCGTGCTGGCCCCTACCAGTGGTGACTTGAAGTTCACCTGCTTTGAAGGGCCGTCTGGCCTGCTGGCGTGCATCCCAGAGGCGCTGGTGACCGACTACAACAAGCAAGACCACCTGATCAAGTTGAGCAACGGCTCCAAGATTCGCGGTGTATCAGCAGACTCGTATGACCGCCTGCGTGGTATCAACTCATCCTTCGTGTGGTGTGACGAGTTGGCCGCATTCAACTACCTTGGCCCTAACGAGGCGTGGGACAACATGATGCTGGGTCTGCGTATCAAGCCAGACGATAAGCCCCACAGCCAGCCTCGTGTGATCGTGACCACGACACCGCGCCCAAAGGACTTGATCCTTGATCTGGTAGGCCGTGAGGGTGACGATGTGGTGGTGTCCCGCGCCAGCACTTTCGACAACGCCAAGAACCTTGACAAGGCGTTCCAGCGGCAGTTGGAGAGTTACCGTGGTTCAAAACTTTATGAACAAGAGGTGATGGGCCAGATCGTTGACCTCGAAGACGGCAAGGTGGTCAGCCGCGATATGTTCCGCCTATGGCCTGCACACAAGCCCTTCCCTAAGTTCGAGTACATCGTCCAGTCCTATGACTGCGCCTTCTCAGAGAAGGAACACAACGACCCGACGGCCATGACCACATGGGGCGTGTTTAAGCCGCAGGACGGGCCTATGAGCGTGCTTCTGATCGACTGCTGGGCTGAACACCTGTCCTTCCCTAAACTCAAGCCCAAGGTGCTAGAGGAGTGGCGTGTGTCCTATGGTGAAGGGCGCGATGCCAAGCGGCCAGACCTGATCCTCGTGGAGGACAAGGCGGCAGGCATCTCCCTGATCCAAGAGTTGCGCTATGCCCACCTGCCCGTGCGTGCCTACAACCCGGGTCGTGCTGACAAGATGCAACGCCTCCAGATCACCGCGTCGATCTTCGCGACTGGCCGTGTCTGGTTGCCTGAGTCCGATACCCACAAGGGCTATGTCAGGAGTTGGGCCGAGGGCTTCCTGTCCCAGATATGCGCGTTCCCTGATGCGGCTCACGATGACTATGTCGATAGCGCAACGCAAGCGATTCGGTTATTGAAGGACATGAACTGGCTCGACATCAATCCAGAACCGCCTGATAATGACGATGATTATTTAGAATTCACTCAAGCCAAGCGGGTCAACCCCTACTCGGCGTAAGGAGCAACATGGCAGACCCAACCAAGGCGATCAAAGGCGGATTGAGTGCAATACGCAATGCAAGCCGTGCGGCTGATCAGGCGCTGGAGGCCAAGAGGCTGGCGCTGGAGGCGGCTAACCCTCCCATCAAGGCGTCGGAGGCTTACGGCCAGCATGAGGGCGCGTATATGAAGCCGATCTTCTATGACCGCATGAGGGTTGATCTGTCTAAGGGCAAGAAGGGTGGCCCCGGGTTCTCTGGCATTCAGTTGGTAGACCCCAACTACGCCGATGCTAAAGCGGCGGCAGGCGTGACTGACCAGAAGATGGCAACGCGTATCCTAAACCGCAACAAGGCTGGCGTGCCCGCAGGTGCTAAAGTGATCTGGACACCATCAGTAGGTGGCCTCGAACAGCACAAGTCCAACTCCACCATGTTCGGTGAGTTTGCTGACATCTTTGCCAACCAGCGCAAGAATATGTCAAACGAGGAAATCCAGAAGTTGAGTGACCGCGCCAGCAATGCGGTGGACAACAAGGGCAAGTTGATATTCCCCAACGGCATTGACTTAGGTTCGCGTAACTTCCGACAGCAGGTCAAGACTTATGACCAGCGCGGCTTGATGGCTGACATCTTTGCTGGCCGTGGTGTGGGCGGCGAGAAGGGCCGCACGGTGCCCGTGGAGGAGTTGCTTGAGAAGAACATTGACCCCAATGTGGCAAACGCTGGCACGCTCGATTTGGGTAATAGGCTGTTCAGGCTTGAGGGCGATGTCATTGACCGCCCTGACCTGCACAGCGACTACCGCAAGATTTTAACTGGCGAAGACCTTGGCGTGAACTACATCCCCGTGCCTATCAGAGAGGTTTACTCCGACTGGGAAGCGCAGAAGGCGCTGGACTTGGCCGCGCAAGGTAAGAACCGTGGCGTGACGCTGATGGACTACACCAAGAATGACCCCACGGTGCAGTTGACCGAAGAGTTGCTGACCAAGATGCAGAAGGCTGGAAAGAAGTCTGGCGGCGCTGTGAACCGCACAGAGTCCCCAGCAGACATGGCCCGTTTCCATAAGCGGTTTGCAATGCACAAGGCCATCGGTGGCCGCGTCAGTAAACAGCCAGTTAAGATGGCAGAGGGCGGCAGGGCCAGCATCTTTGACAAGCCAGTCCATATGGTTGACGGCGGCAAGGTTGCCAAAGGATTGATGGGTGCCATTAACAAAGCAGAAAAGGCCGCTGATGCCGCTATAGCCGCAAAGAAAACCGAGGCACCTAGCATCATTATTCCAAGCAAAGTTAGCAATATTAAAGAAGCCGTTCGTAAAAACAAAGGCGATTACGGCGCAAGGCGCGTAGAGCGTGCGGCTGACGAGATACCCAACCTTGAAAAGTTGTACAAAGAAGAGGCGATTAAACAGGCATTCCTTGGTGATAACGCCAAGGCCGTAATGACTATGAATCCCAAGGATTTTGAAAAGTATGCCGCGCCCCTTGATCCTCGTTTTATGGATGCCAATTCAACGCGGTACACCACAAGCGGTGAAAGATTGGCTTATCCTGATTACATGAGCGAATACTTGCCAAATGTTGGAGCGTTCGATGATGTGCCATTTTTAGAAATTAACAAGAAAAAACAGGGATCATCAACTTCACCATTTATTTCTGGTCACGAAGGCCGTCACCGCAACCGTGTGATGGCAAATAAAGGCGAAGAGGCTGGTCTTGTGCTATTAAATCCGCGTGCTGAATTGCGCGAACCATTTCCCCGTCGCAGTCAAGAAGATTACATAGAGGCGTTAAAAAAAGAATTAGAAATAACTGGTAATAAAGTTAAGCCAGAAAATTATTTTGATAATTTTAAGCAAGATGTCATAGAAAGAAAGCCAATTATTTTGCCTGATATTTACGCCAAAGGCGGTGCTGTTGGGCAAGAGTCACCAGCAGATATGGCACGCTTTCAGAAACGGTTTGCTATGCACAAAGCAATTGGCGGCTCGGTCAAGAAGCCCCAGAAGTTTGACGGTGGCGGCATTGCATCCCCAGAGGAGAGTTCTGCCTCTTCTGACAGCAAGCCAACCAAGGCTGGCCTGATGGCTGAGTACCTTACCAAAGCGGCAAAGGATCAAGGCAAAGAGGAGTTGTCGAGCCTAAAGAAGCCACGGGCCGCTACTGACATACTTAATCGCGGTGTGCTGGCAAACAATCCAGTGAGTGCAGTCATTGACATGGTCAACATGGGATTGATTCCCTTGGATGTTCTTGGCTCCAAGTTGACAGGGCGAGACATCAAGGTGTCGAGCGACAAGCCGTTCCTTGGGTCTGAACACTTGAAGGACTTGATGAATGAGTACGGCGTGACATCAGGTGAAGAGCGCCCGATGATGGAGACCGCGTTAAGTTTTGCCAGCCCTGTAGGCATGATTAAAGGCGCACAGAAGACCGCAGATTTGGCTAAGAAGGCACCAGAGGCGCTTGACACCGTAAGGGGTGGCTTAGAGACAGCGTCTTCTAATGTACAGCGACCATTTAGGCCAGCCACTTTGACGATGGAGGCTGTTGCCCCTGACTTGGGTCAGAAGGGTGGCGACAAGTTTAAGGACTTGGTGACCAAGCGCATGATCCTTGGCGAGGGGGCACCTGTCGGCATGGAGCGAATGGGTGGGCGCAAGACCGAGAAGACGCTAGGCCAAGGCTTGTATGAGAACTTTGCGGGCCAGCAGGAGATCAACCCTATGGTGGGCATCACCATTCCACGCGCAGGCAACCTGTCTACCAACAAGAGGCTGATTGCAGACATTGGCACCGCTGGGCAGGAGTTAGGTCAAGAGATGGTGGCGGCGCATAAGTTCACACCGTTGATTTTTAAGAATCCAAAGGATGCGACGGCCATGATGATTGGCGGCTCAGATTCTTTGACAAAAGAACAGATACTGGGTTTGGCGAATATGCTCCCCGGGATGATTGTCACGCACAGTCCCAAAAACAACGCCATGTTTATTGCGCCGTTTGAGGGTGACCGTCTTGACTACAAGAAGGCCGTGCAAGTGGCATCTGACATCTTAGGCAAAGATGCCAAGATTCAGTTTGGCAAAGCAGACAGCACCAAGGACATCATGTTCCGTGGTGACTATGAAAAGATGGGCGCAAGACCGCCTTCAGCCGAGTCCACAGAGATGAGGAACCGCTTGAAGAAGGCGGAGGAGCGGATTGTTCGCGGGCCACCCGTATCGCAATCTGGGCGTCAATCCCAGCCCTCCACTCTAACCAGTACCGTTCGTTAAGAACTTTGACATGAGCCAAAGCATCTTCTTTATCGTCGTACTCTTCACTGATGAAGGTGCGTCCCTCGGCCAGACAGTCGAGAACGCGCCAACCCGTGCCTGTTGCAAAGGCAAAGTAGGGGTACCGTTCGTTGATGGTGCGAGATCGATGCATAACCGAAGTGTAACACAGGATTGAACATATGGCAACGCAATTTCCAAACGACCCAAACGCAGACCGCTTTGCCAGAAGAGAATCAGGATGTCGAGGAGTTGGAAGATGGCTCGGCCATCGTGACTATGGGCGAGTTCCAAGGCCCAGAAGAAAACCCAGACTTTTACGAGAACCTTGCGGAGACCATCAACATCTTTGACCTTGAGAAGATCGGTATGCGCTACCTTGATCTGATCGAGAAGGATAAGGAAGCCCGCGAGAAGCGAGACAAGCAATACGAAGAGGGACTCAAGCGAACGGGCTTGGGTGACGATGCCCCCGGTGGCGCTAACTTCTTCGGTGCAAGCAAGGTCGTTCACCCTGTGATGGCCGAGGCGTGCGTTGACTTTGCTTCGCGTGCCATCAAAGAGATGTTCCCACCTGACGGCCCAGTGCGTACCAAGATTTTGGGCGATGTCACTGACGAGAAAACTGAGACCGCCGAGCGCAAACGCGACTACCTTAACTGGCAGTTGACCGAGCAGATCACCGAGTTCCGCGACGAGCAGGAGCAGTTGCTTACGCAGTTGCCACTTGGCGGCTCACAGTTTATGAAGATTTGGTACGACGAGAAGAAACGCCGCCCTTGCGCTGAGTTTGTGCCCATCGACAACATCCTGTTGCCATTTGCCGCTGTGAACTTCTACACAGCCCAGCGCGTGACAGAACAGCAAGACATCACTGGCTGGGAGATGCAACAACGCATCGACCGTGGCCTGTATCGCGACATCAGCCTGATCCGCGCATCCGCAGAACCAGAGCAGACAGCCGCAGAAAAGGCCAACAACAAGATCGAAGGCAAGTCGTGGGATGACAACGAAGACGGCCTGCGCCGTGTTTTCCACATCTACACATGGCTGTCAATTGATGACGACCCAATCACCAATGGTGAGTCAGCCCCCTACATCCTGATGGTTGACGAGTTGGAGAGCAAGATTCTTGGCCTCTACCGCAACTGGGAAGAGGGCGACGAGTCAATGGAAAAGTTGGACTGGATCGTCGAGTTCAAATTCATTCCTTGGCGAGGCGCATACGCTGTTGGGCTACCTCACCTCATTGGAGGTCTCAGCGCGGCCTTGACGGGCGCATTACGGGCCTTGCTGGACACTGCGCACATCAACAACTCGGCCACGATGCTGAAGTTGAAGGGCGCACGCATCTCTGGCGCAAGT